CTATCGCTGTCTGTTTGAGAAAACCATTCATTCATAAATTATCTATCTATATTAATAAGTATTGTTGTATCTGTTGAAGATGGAAGAGGAAGTGGTTGAGCTAATTTTCCTACAGCCAATAAGTTTTTATCATCATCATAAAGTCCCACAGTTGTGACATAAGGACTAAAATAAGAACCAGTAGCGAAATCATAAACTGTCTGTCCAGGAGTAAAGAATATACCTGCTGAACTAGAAACTTGAGTACTACCTGAAGTTATTGATGAGTTTAGTGTGAAATTAAATTCATTTTCTCTAGCAGTACATTTATATTGAGTTTCATAAATTGTAAATGAAGATGAAAATGAACAAGTAACATTAGATGAGGTAACAAAATTTCTAGCTATGATAGGATCTGTTAAACCATAAACAGCGCCTCCATAATCAGCAAAATCATAACCATCATTTAAAGGGTCAGTATCACTTGTTATAACTGCTATTCCATGTTGATAAAATATATTACCACAAATTCTATTTTGAGTTTCATATATTAAATTACCTTCACCATCATCATAAATTGAACCACTATCAGCTGTCCATCTAAATGTACCTGGTGTTATATAATTACCAAATAATCCTGTAGGAATAGATAATACTCCTATTTCAGTACTAGCTGAAATTGGAAAATATTTTGCAAATGTTAAAGTTGTAGGAAAGTAATCAGCATATCTACCTATTGAAGAAGTTAAACCTACTAAAACATTACCACTAGCATCTCTACCAGGTATTAAACTAGAAGTAATTGCTGGTAAACCGTAAGTTGAACCTGAATTAATTAGGTTTCCATAGTAAAGTTGTTTAATAGAGTCATAAATTAACTCTTGATATTGAGTAGTAACTTGTCCTGTAGTAGGAGCAGTTGAAGGATCAAATGGGGATGATTGTAAATTTTTTCCTAAATATCTATCTATTCCAACATTAGAACCTGTTAGGGAAGCAGCTCCCTGAAAGGTGAATCCTTTATTTACCTCAAACGGAGTGACAATAATGTCGGATGATAGAAATTGTTTGTAAGCACCCATTCATTTTAGAAATCTAACTTAACTCGAACTAAAGCTTCTTTTGTAAAATCTTTAACTAAAGGTTTTGACAATTTAGCTACAGCTAATAATTCATTATTATCATTGTATAAACCTACAGTTGTTATATAAGTTTGAGGACTATTAATAAATTGAGTATATAATACTTCACCGGTTGAACCTGAAATAAATGATGGGTTTTCTGAGTAGTTAAATTCTGAACTTCTAGGTCTAATAAACACATAGTTTGAAGAAATAGTTTCTTGAGAATTTAATTTAAATCCTGTTGAACCACTAATAGCTCTATATAGATAACCCATTGGGCTTTCATTTATAGAAGAAGTAGTAGCAGAAACAGATCCACTATAACTAAAAGTTATACCACCACCAACTGTTGTACCAGCTAACGCTTTAGAATTTAAAATAATAGCTCCAACATCAGGTAATAACCAACCATAAGATCCAGAATATAAAGAATAACCATCAGTTGTAGTAGCAGATCCTGTGAATCTAACACCTGATGATCCTGATATTAATTGGTAAACTCTACCTGCTTCATTAAATATAGTTGAAGAAGCATAAGCACTATTGTCTGTTAAACTAATAACTGGTCCAGTTGAAGCACTTAATACTAAAGTCATTGAACCTAAAGCAATTGATTCTTTATATCTAGCTCTTTCCATAGAGATAACAAAGAATTCAGATTGAGTAACACCACCAAAATTAAAGTTAGTATTTTCATCTCCAATTGCTAGGTTTTGCCACTGTCCATAAACTGTAGATGAAGGTGATTTACCATTAACTAATTGGTTAAAGTTTATACTACCACTTCCATCACCATTTCCATAAGCAATTGAAAATTGAATTAATGATCCTGATAAAGTAGATGCTGTATTATAAACATCTATATAATATTTACCAGATGCACTACCAGATTGTGTTGAAGAGGTAAAAAATGTTGTTAAGGTTGGTGAACCATTTGACCATACAGTACCCTGAATTGCATCAGAGCTTACGATAAAATCATCACCTTCTAATCTTTTAAATGACATAGTCTATATATTAAGATACTTTTTGTACGGTTACAGGAATAGTTAAACGAGCACCACTGTCTCTACCTTCTACAGTTAATGTAGCATATAAAGCAGTGTTTGAACCAAATAAAGTGTTTACAGTAGTAGCTCTTAAGCTAATTGTAGTACCTACTACAGTTTTAGAAACACTAGTTCCTAAAGTTGTTTGAGTATTTAATAATTGAGCTTGTGGAGTATTAATACCTACACCTTCAAAAGTTGAGAATAATCTAGCATCTGAAATAGTTGCTGTATATCCACTTGATTCAAAAGTATTGCCACCTAAATAATTTAATGTTTGAGGTGTAATTGTTAATGAAGCACCTTGTTTAATAACAACAGCGGGTAAACCTAAATCTAAAATAGGTAATTTAGCTGTACCACGAGGTAAAGTTGTTAATTTGTACTTCATCATTTGAGTTTCTTGAGGAAACGCTTCTAACAAAGGCATATTAGCGATAGCTTCACCATAAAAAGCAGAACCTGAAGGATGTGATGGATTGTAAAGAGTATAATCTATTTCATCATCAGCTAAAGCAAATTGGGTAATATTAAAATTACCTTGAGCCAATAATTGTCTTCCTTTTGTTGTTAAGATAGCGTCTACTGTTACTACACTATTATTTTGATATCCCATTGTTATTTTTGTTTATTATAAATATATTTAAATTTAGTTTTTTATTATAGTATTCCAGCTTTTTGTGCTAAATCATAAGGATTATAAGCTGGATTGAAATTTTCTGGTATTAAAAATCCTGGATCAGTGAAATTAGGAAGTTTTGAAATAACAATATTTGTTTCATTAGGTAATCTTCTAAATATTCTATAATTTTGATTTATAAATTGATCTCCTAAAGTATTAATAGCTACATTATTATTAACAGAAGGATAAATATTAAAATTAGTAACATTAGATGAAGCAGATACTGTTAATAAATTCATTGATGTAAATGAATAATCTACTGAACTACTATTTTTAGAATTTATTCCTGAACCTGATATTCTAGCGTCTCCAAATCTTATAAAATCAAACTGTTTAATAGGAAGTAATGTATCTAAAACATTAACTGGGTTTGTATATCCATTATAGCTAGCAGAAACATAAGAATTAGTATTAGTGTTATATATATAAAAATAACCTCCAGGATATAAAACAGATTGGTTACTATAACTATTATTCCACTGTAAAGCATATATAAAATTATCACTGCCTGCTGGAGTACCAGAAATACCATCTGTTAAAATACTTCTAGAACTTCCTGTTTGGAAAAAGACATCATTATTAGTAACAAGACCAGGGAAAGGACCAGCAGGATCATCTAACCCTAATGAACCTGTTGCTTTTCCAACTGTAGAACCAGATAAAGTAACAATAGTTTGATATTTAGCTCCCCCATCAAAAACAGTCACTTGAGGATTTTTCTTACCAGCAGCATATACAGCAGGTAAAATTGTAACTAAAGTACCACTTACAAATATATTAGAAATTTCATTAACATAAGTGTTATCTCCTTTTAATGGGATTGCTTGACCTTCTGTTGTCACAATATATACAGCATGAACGTTTCCAGCATTAGGCACTTCAGGATAAGCACTTTCTATATAATCAAAATAAATAAAATAATTTGAATATCTTGAAGCGTTAGGTTCTTGTGATTGAGTTGAAGGTAAAGAAGTTACATTATATTGATTATTTATAAATTCATTTGAAGGTTTATTATATATAGGTTTATTAAAATTAGGTGATGTTGTTTTACTACCATCATATCTTAAAGCCACATTTCTATAAGCAGTATAGTTTGAATCAACAATTTCAAATTTAACAGCACTTCCACTTAATAAAGATTGTTGATTAATAGGTAATACACCACCATTAGAATAATCAACATCCATAAAGAATGAGCTTAAAGTACTTGATGAAACATTATTAACTAACACATTATAAGGACTTAATTCAAACAATGAAGTATCAGGATTTGATTGAGTTATATAATTGTTATTAGCATTTAAACTTTGAGTAGTAACTGTTAAATTAGATCCACTTAGTTCACCTGTGAAGAATTCTGATTGGTCATCTCTTGTAAATGAAATTGATCCACTATAAGAAGAATAAGAACCTGTCCAGCTTTGAGTTACTGAGAAATTTAAACTTGAAGATAAATTAGGCCAAGAACCTCCATTTGAAGCTGTAATATTATAGGTTGAAATTGAAGCTGTATAGTCAGATTGGGTTGTTGAATCTGCTTGTGGAATTGGATATTTATTTCTTTCTAATACATGTTGTTTGATTATGATTCCTGATGCTAAACTTGATTTAGCAGGAATATAATCTTTAATCATTTTAAATAATGAATTATCAAAAAACTGTATTAATCTAATAAAATCATTCCAATCATAATTTGCCGCATATTTTTCAAAATATGAATTTCTTAAAACATCTAAATTATAATATGATTGATCTCTAGTATTTATTTGTCTTGGATCACCTATTAAATCTCCCATGTTAAAGAAACCTAAAGTAGACATTATGTCTTCATTAATTTCATTTTGAGGAGATAAACCTATTTCAGTATAATTTACATCATTAGTATAAGAAGAACTTATAGCATAATTTTGTTGAACTGAAATGTATTTAGATAATGTTTTATTATTAGGAATATTAGAATCGGTACTACTTGTAGAAGGTAAAACAATGTTTGTTGTTTTTATTTTATTAGAAACAATATTTTGAATACCAACTGCTGGTTGATCATAATAAATTACTTCTTTATTTTTACCCCAAGTATAACTTCCACTAAATGAACCTGTTGATGAAGCTCCGGTAAATGATTGTGTTACAAAAGAACCTGTAATCCCAGGATGAATTGAAGTTGAACCTGTATATAATTCTCCTCCTAAAGATAATCTAAAGAACAAACTGTCTTTAGAGTTTTGAGAACCACTAAAATTATTTCCTTCAATAGAACTAGGATTCATTACATAAGCATTGAATACACTTTCACTTAAAGGAATACTATAATATCTAATTTCTTGATAAGCACCACTTAAAGCAGTATATGTTTTACCATTTAAAACACTACTTGTACCAAAAAATAATTGACCAGAAGTTGCCCAGAATACACTACTTGTAAAACTAGATGAAGCTTGGAAACCTATTATATTTCCATCATCACCATTATATATTTTATTTTTAGCATATAAAGTATAATTTGTAGTAGAAGCAGAATCAGCATTAACTAATACTGACCACCATCCACCATCATAAAAAGGTAAATAAACACTAGCAGATGTTGAACCTGAAATGAATTTTAAAGTTGCATATTGGTAGTTAGTGTCTTTAATTGAACCACTATATGATCCACTTGTATAACCTGAACCTGTATATTCTAAAACAACACCAAAAACATTGTTACTATCTCTTAAAATAGATTGAGAGTAAGGTAATGATGATGTTGGTAAACCAAAAGTTTTAAATCTAAATTCTACAGCTTCAGGATATGTTGTTCCATAAGGAGAAGAAGAAGCGGTAAATGGTAAGGTAATTTTAGATGATCCTGTTGTTACAAAAGCATAACTAAATTCATCTTGCCATTGATCAAAAGTATTGAAATTTTTATCTTTACCTCCAAATTCATTTATTCTTAAAACACTATCAGGAACACCAAAAACATTAATTAATGCTCTTAAACCTTGAGTTGTACCTTTTTTCTTTAATAAATAAGGTAAATTATGATATATTTTTTTATATATTAATTTAGTATAATCATCAATTGTTGGTACTAATGAAGCTGAAATTGATGATGTAACGTAAGATGTAATTAATTCACTTCCTGTTGGTAATAAATTACCTCCATTAGGATTAGTACCTATTAAAGTATTATAAAGATTTTCTGTTGTAAAATTACTAGCGTATAATTTAATACCTAAAGATTTTAAAACATCAGCTACTACATCTTTTGATACACCTACATTTAAATTATTATTTGAATCTAATTTTTCAGTTACATTTTTTGTATATAACCATATCTCATCAAATAATTGACCAACCATATCTACAAATACAACATAAGGATCATTTGATGAATCTTCTCTTAAGAATTGAGGTATTGTATAATATAAATAATTTTGGTTATTTGAATCATATAAAGAGGCTGTAACTGATTGTGTAGCGTACCAATTTATAGCTTGTGAACTTGTTGGATCAAATAACACATAAGGTGCTACTGAATTTTGTTTAGGCCAAGATTTTGACTCAGAATTATAATATAAATAATATTCATATTTATCAAAACTTGAAATTGTTGTTTGTATTTGTGATTCAAGAATAGCTTTACTTGAAGAAACAACAATAGAGCCTGATGTTGGTCCTGAAATTGAAGATGATAAAGCGTTTAATTGAGCTTGTGATGATGAAATACTATAAAGTTTTGTTCTAAAATTAAATAATCTTTGCGCAGCTGATGAAAAATTAATAAAATTAGAATAATTAGAGTAATCAATATTTAATTGAATATCAGAACCAGATATATAATTAATTAATTGATATAATGAACCGGAGTTATTTGTGGTTAGTAACGTACTATAGTTTTTATAGTCGGTTGTATTATTAACTTGATCAAGTATATCTAAATTAAAATTAGCTGGTTTAATATAGTTTAAACCAACATTAGTATTAATAATATTTTCAAATTCAACTTCAAACCCAATTGACTCTGCTGCTTTAGTTACAACATAAGTTTCTGATTTAACTTGAAACGATTGAGGTAAAGCATCATATAATTTAATTAATAAAGAATATTGAGATGATGTAGTATCTAATAAAATATTAACCGCTAAAATTAGTTGGTTATTTCCAAAATTTAAATAAAATTCATCAAAAAATTCACTACTATCAAATTCAGTTTTAAATTGTTCGTAAGCAATTTGTAAACTATCATTACTAATAAAATTAGATTTTAGTCTTAATTCTGTTCTATCAGAAGAAATTTCACTAATATAAAATTTATTTTTAGAAGATGATGATAATTTAGGAGATACAAAATTATAAACTGATTTAACTGATCCAAAAGTATAACCAAAATTTTCTAAATCAACAACAGGATCAATTTCAATTGTTGAAATAGAGTTTTTATTTGATGATAAAGAAGGATCATTAATAACAGACCAGTTATTATAATTAGGATTAGATACTAATAAATTATTATTTAAATCATAAATAAAATACTCAACAGTATCTGTTTTTACATTAAATAAACTAGAAGTAATAGTAGATTGAATAATACTAATATCCTCACTCGCGAAAGTTTGAGGTGCTAAAGTATTTGGATCTATTGAACTAATTTTAACCATTTATATTGTTTAATGTATTTTTTAAAGAAGTTATTGTTTGTGATGAAGTTTGGGTTTGTAAATCTAAAACTTGTTGTCTTAAAACATTTATTTCATCAATTAAAGCTTGTACAACATCATCATTTTGAGTACTACCAATATAATCACCACTCGTTTTTACAAGGTAAGCATGAGAATTTGTATCTCCAAGTTTAGGTATCTGATAGAATAATTGATTATAATATTCAAAAAACTGCTCTACTGTAGGAGTAAAAGTAACAGTAGAAGAAGTCACTGGTATATTTAGTTGGTTAAAACTAGTGTCCACAGTATTTTCAAACTGTGTTTTATTAAATACTTGTTTATTTAAACTAATATTAGCCATTTACTATTTTAAATATATAATTGTTATCAAATACTAAAGTTGAATTATTTATAGTGGTTTGTATTAAAATTTTATAATATCTTTCAGGCTCTAATCCATTCATATATAAAGTAAAGAAACTACCACTAGCATCACAACTTAATTTTGTATAAGTAGTATCAAAATCAACTACATATTCATCTGTATCTAGATCTTTAATCGCATAATAAGAAGAAGTAGGTAAAGCATAATTTTGAGTATAAACTGAACTTGTAACCCATGTTCTAGCTGGATACTCAGGGGAAGAATTTACTCTAAAAATATTAACACTACTTGAATAAAACACACCTGGATTTTGATCTATGACTACTCTAGCAGGAGTTGTATTTAACACTGTTAAACTACCTGTTGAGTAAGTAAAATCATTCCATTTAAACTCTAATTGAGGAGGATAAATAGTATGAGTATCTCTAGAAAAATATTTTAAAGTTACTTGTGAATTATTGTTAGCTACAAATTCTTGAGATTCAGTTTGTCTAACAATAAATCCATAATTATTAAATGAACCACTATACCATCTTGTAACAATAGGAGTTACATTTGTATTAATATCTAAATCAGAATAAAAATTAAATGATTGAGATGCTTGTGAACCAGTATACCATACCCCACCACCTGATGATGAAGGATTATTAGTTAAATTAAATGATCCTGTTGTTCCAGAAACAAAACTTCCAGTTGTCCATTTAGTACTACCAGATGAGTTTAACCAAATCCATGATGAACCATTATTAACTTCAGGTGACTCTAAATAATGACCAGTACCCATAGACCAGTTTTCAGCTACAGCATTAATAGCCATAGAAGAAGTATTACTTAAACCTGAAGCTTTAGCAATAAAAATTCTTAAATTAGATTGCCATGTTGATCCTGATATTTTATTATTAATAATATCTGAAATATCTGTTGAATCAAATTTAATTAAATATCTAGAGGCTTGAGGATATTGTCCACTAGTCTCTGTAACACCTATTGTAAAATTAGTAGATGCTTCTATTATTTCATCTAACCCTGTATTCATAGAAGGGTATCCTGAATATAAGGTTGTATCTGCTATAGGGAATAATTTATATACTGCCATTTTATTTTATTATAAAGATACTACTCTTCCTTTAATATCAGTATTAGGATATTTAACTTCAAAAATCATAGGATCAATAGAAGGATAAATAACATTATTTAAAGTAGCAGAAGGAATATCATAAGCATATTGACTATATCCTAAAGCAACATCTGTTTTATTTGTTATACTAATATTTTTTACAGTTTGTACACCATCAATATTATCTAAACCAACATATAAATTTCTTAAAATAATAGGTTGATTAATTTGCCAATTGTCTATTTTAAAATAATTTTGAATTGTTTGAATACATTTCAATAATACTTCATCATTATTATAATTAGGTAAAACAACAATATCAAAATCTACTCCAATATTAATAATAAATGCATCTTTTATTTTAATAGAATCATTTATCATTCTATATTGAGATAAATAAGTGATAATATTTTGTTTTAAAGCAGGTGATGCTGTTTGTAGATTTTTATTAGAGTCATAACTTAATACATACATATTAATTGAACTTGGTGCTTCATTTAAAGAAACAGTATTAGCTTTTTCTTGTGTAGTATATATTTTAGCTATATTACCATACTGAGAAGGTAAACTTAAAGCTCTAACATTATAATCATCTGATGTAACAGCTCTTTGTTGAGTTTGAAAATTTGATAAAGAATTTTGTCTAATTTCCTCTATAGAATCACCATAAGAACCTCCAGTTGCAGCTAAAGCATTATTAACTTGTACTGAAGTGAAGATTTGATTTGCTAATGTTGAATTTGAAACTGTTGAATTTTTAAAAGTAATAGTAGTGTTACTTAAAGAAGATAAATCACCAGCAGGTACATTAGCACTAACTCCACCTCCAGTTAAATATCTTATAGTTAAAGTTGTATTTGAAGGAGCAACACCATAAGTATTTGTAAATATAAAGTTTGTTGGTGAATAAGCTGTTGTTAATTTTGATTGTTCGAAAGGTAAACCTAAACCAACATTATTAGGATTTGGTATGATTTCTTCAGTTGTATCATTTGGATTACCTGAACCGAATAATATTCTTAAAGATCCTGAATTTAAAAAACGAGTAGCGAATCTATTTTGTACTTGTTTAATTTTTAATAAATTAGGAGTGTCTGTTGAAGAATAATAATTAGGATCATTAGGATTAGTATTTGCTATAGTATCATAAACAGCATCTTGAGCTAAATTATCTACTTCATACCATTTATTTCCTTGTGAATCAGTAATATCTAAAATTCCAATAATATTGCTATCATTAATATCCGCATAGTTAAAAGGAATAGGATCTGTAAAACTTACAGTTTTAGTATTAATAGTAGCAGATATTGCTTGTTTTGATTTTTTTAATAAATAATAAGTAGGTACTCCTCCACTTGTTTGATATACTGTGACTTGAGTAGGATCAGCAGAGCTAGAGTATGAAAAATCTACTTTATCTTGAGTTAAAAATTTAACGTTTTGGTTTTGAGATGAATTAATTGTGGTGTTAGATGAAATTTGTAACGCGTAATTAAAATCAGGTACAGTTACACTACCAGAAGTTGTAGCAGGTAATGTTTGATAAAAATCAACATCTACAATAGCGGCTGATGTAACTTTAGGTTTATAACCTAACATATAAGCTAAATCATATAAATTATTTGTTTGACGAGCGTATTGTAAAAATGTTTCTTGAATTTGATTATCTAAATAAAATGACAATACATCACCTACATAAGCAGCCATCTCCATAAACATCATCCCTGGTGATGCTGGAGTAAAATCATTATATGAATTAGGGAAATAAGTTTTAGAGTATGTTATTAGAGTGTCTCTTAATGAGCTAAAATCCCTATTTAAATATTTTATGTCTCTTTTAATTGCCATTTTATATAGTCACTATTATATTATCATTAATACCAAAATTAGCTACACTGTATGTTATACTAATATTTAATTGGTTAAAATCTTCATTTGGGTTAACCTCAACTGATTGTAAAGTGATAAAATTAAAATATCTATTAATTTCATCTGTAATTATTGTTTTTAAAGTAGTATCTAAATCTGAGGTTAGGTTTTCAAATACTGTTTGTTGAACTATACTACCAAATAATGGATTCATAACTCTTTCTCCTTTTCTAGTAGAGAAAAAATTAACTAAATTATTTCGTATAGCATCTCTAGTTAAATAATTAGAAGTAAAAACTGCCCTTCCTGAAAAAGGAATATTAACACCTACAGCTTTTTGAGGCTGAGTATCAATAGGGAATTTATTTCTAACTATATAAGCCATTATTTACTCATTAAAGCCATGATTTGATCTAATCCTACTTGTCCTTTAGGTAATTCACCATTAATAGTATCTACAGGTCCTGAAGGATTGATTGTACCTTGGTAAGCTGTATTAGCTATTCCTCCGGCTTGCATATCTTCCATTATATTTGAAAACATATTTCTACGTTCTTGAGGTGTTAATTGTTTTGGTTGTTCAATATAAGGTTGAGCATAAGTACCTTTTGATTCTTGAATTGTATTAGGCACACCATAACCTCCAATAGGAGTACCTTTAGGAGCTTTTACAGCTTCTAATATAATTTCACGTAACTCTTCTTGGATAGCTTCTTTAACAGCTTCCTTGATCATTGTTTTGAATTCTGATGGTTTCATTATTTATAAATATTAAATTAAATAGCTTTTAAATTATCTCTGTCAATTATGAATTTAAGTTCATTTATTAAAATTTGAGGAGTTGATGTAAAAGAATAAGGAGTTGAAATTAATATTATCCCTTGAGCATTTTTACCAACTGCTCTATATTGTTTAACTGTAGGTGTAAAATCTTTTTCTTCTATTTCAAGAATAAAATCTTGATATTGAGAAGTAGTTGGAGCATTAGTAGTAATATTTTGGAAATTTGTCACTGTTGTTTCAACTAAAGGAGAAAAAGTAGATACATTAATAGGTTTATTAATTTGTTGAGAACATTTAGTTAATAATTCTGATATTTTATTTATTTTATCAACAGTTGTTACTAAAAAATTATTATAAATACTAATAGATATAGCAGCACCTACTAAAGGAGTAGCAATTTTAGGTATTCTAGGATTACCATTTTCATCAAATAAAACTTTTTGTCTTAAAGATTCTAAAATATTAACTGTACCAACAACTGCTCCTGGTAACCCTGGAGGTGGAATTGCTTGTACAACTGCTATAGCTATTGGTATAGATATATTTAAAGTATCTAATATTTGTTTGGTTGTTTTTAATGTATTAATAGAACTGTTAACGGTTGTATTAAGTCTATCAATACTGTTTGTTTGATTATTTATATCTTGTATAAGATTATTTAATATAGGAGTAACTTGTTGTATTACCTCAAGTGAAGGACAAGTATTAGGTAATGAATTTATATCTGTAATATTTAATTTTTGTAAAATAGGAGTTAAAGTAGCATCAGCTTTATTAGATAAGTCAATAGCTTTATCTAAAACAATTTTTTGAATTTTATTTAATCCTTTTTGAGTAAGATCCCCACTTTGATTTTGAGATAAAATTTCTACTATTTTACTTGTATTAATTGAAGATGCCATTATGTTGTGTAATTATTTTTAGATTTTAAACTATCTAATTGTTGTTGTAAAGCTAAAATATTATTAGATAAAACAGCACCAATAGTATTTATTTGAACTAAAGGACCAGGACCAGTTGATTGTGCAGTTGAACAAACATCAGCAAATGTTTTTAAATTAGATAGTAATTGGTTTAATAAGTCAATTGTTTTATTACCTAATAATAAAGGTTCATTAGCATCTTTAGATCCTAAATAAACATTTTTAGTTTGAGTTACAAAAATAGGTGAATCAACATTAACTGAAGATACACTATTAAAATTAATACTCTTACCAGAACTTAATAAAATATGATCTTTGGAAGAATTAAACATTAATCTACCTGATGAAATAATAACTTGATTAGAAGTATATTCATTAGGTGAGGTAGGAGCATCTGATTTATAACTACTATAATTTGAACTAGCTGATTTTAAAGGTATTTTCTGATTACTTGTTAAATAAATTGAACCTGAATCTTGATTAATATCTTCAACAATAGGAATCCAAGCTTCTTTACCATCATTATATTGACCATTTCTTAAAATAGTAATAGGTTTTGAATTAGGCCCTGTAGCTGACCAGGTGTTATTACTACCTGTAACTGTTGAACTAAATCTTAATGATTGACCCCATCTACCTTCAAAAATAATATCACCCTCATATGGTTGTAAATTTTTTATATTAGGTTGTTCATTAAAAGTTTCACCTAAACTAATATCATCAACTCCATCAGTTGTTTTAACTCTTGAACCTGCTTCAACTTGTTGATAAGATTTTTGTTCAGAAGGAGTTTTAGTAGTTGTTGAAAGAGGATCAGGTAAAGCATTATGATGAGCACTATTCCAAACATTAATAGGAAGAAAATAATAAAAAGTTGTATTATTTAAATCAATAAAATCTGGATTTTGTAAATTAGGAGATGGAAAACTTATAATATAAGCAATCTCATTTACTAATGGAACTTGTTTAAAATTAGGAAATAAAGGTAATGCAAAAGGTAAACCCTCAAATTGGTTTTCTTCTTTACCTTCTTCTGTTGGATTAGAAACCGAGTCAAAAATAATACCTCCTAAAGCAAAATCACCTTGATATTTTTCATATAATTTAGGATTATCTTTTTTTATTTGATCTAAATTTAAAAAAGTATATTTAACCCTAACAGGAGTTATTGAAAAATATCCTGAATCAGTAGGAATGCCAGTTAGGTAGTTTACTTGGTTTGCTAAACCTTCAGGATAAAATGCCATTATTTTTTCTCTCCAACGTTTTTAGCTAAATCAAATAACTGTGCTTTTTCCTCTTCAGAAAAGGATAAATCATTAGCACCAGTTTGAGCTTGTACTTGTAAAGCTCTTTGAACAATTGTAGCCATTTTAATCAATTGTTCATCATTTTTAACTCCAATTTCCATATACTCTTTAATTAAAGGTACAACCAGAGTAGCATCACCTATATCATTAATAAGTGGTTTTAACTCTCCAATTAAAGCAG